AAGTACCACGTCAGTCCAGAAGCTAGAAGCGTAGTGCCTCCATATCCAATGACTGTACCTGTTCTCGATCTGATTTCCCTTGTGCCCGCGATAATGCAAAAGATCATCGGGCATCTTTTCACTACCGGCATAATAGAACAGCCCGTTCGGGTGTGCGATTGGGGTTTCATTTTCCCCGGCCTTCTGGAATATGATAACATGGTCGGCGCTCGCAACCCCGGCGTCAACAGAATCATCCACGATGGTCTTGTGTGCGAGATTTTTCTGCATGGTGCGATTACGAACGGCAAGCGGCTCCTTCCATACGAAATGACGGCACTTCATATTAAACCCGTGTTTTTCGTGGAGGCGTATAATATCGCCGGGAAAGTCGCGGAGATAATCGGAGCCGCTATTTCCAGAAGGCACGTCCATGCAATGCACGGCGGTACACCTTCCCGGCTTTGTGATGCGGGCGATTTCCTTCACGAAAAACTCATACTGTTCGAAAAACTTTTCGTAGTTGTCGCAGTTCGACAAGTCGCGGTCAGAACTGGAATAGTGATACAACCCGCCAAACGGAGGCGAATAGACCGAAAGGTGGATGCTCTCATCCGGCATTGACTTCATCAACTCCATGCTGTCCCCGTTGTAAATCGCGTACTGATCCGTGATAACCTGTTTTTCTACATTTCCCATAATAAAACTCCTTTATTTAAGCCACGCGGGCATATTGGGCGATACGCTATAATCGCGTTCCATTTTTACCGCCTGGGCGGCATTCATAAACTCGACAAGTTTCTTGAACATATCCATAGCCTGTTCTTTCTTCCTGTTCAAGCCCTCTATCATAAACGCGCTACCCTCCGAGTATACGATGTCAACATTGACCGGGCGCTTCTGCCCGAAACGCCAATGCCTCCGTACCGCTTGATAGTACTGTTCGTATGAGTAGGTAGGAAAAAATACCATATGGTTGCAATGTTGCCAATTCAAGCCCCATGCGCCAATTTTTGGTTTAATGACGAGCTTTTTTATCTCGCCCCTGGTAAAGGCCGATAGCTTTTCCTCCTTTGCCTCGTCTGAATCTCTTCCCGACACCTGGACGCATCCCGGTATAAGTTTTTCCAGCAGATCCCCTTCTTCGTTTCGGTTACACCATACGGTAGTAAAATCATCGTACCCGGACGCAAGCTCGGCGGCTTTCTCGCAACGGTCTGGAATAGTCGCGACGGTTTCGTCACGAACCTCTTTCAACCCGATTGCGGGAATGCTAAACAACATCCCTTGCGGTTTGTTTTCAAGGTCTCTCAGCTCTATGTCATGCTCAACCAGCCCCGGCAATAAATACCCTTCATCGGAAAAACCCAGATCGGACGGAAACCGGCAAGCCCGCATCCATGACGCAACCCAGCGCCAAAAGGGGTCGTGAGCCCATCCCCTCATACGCCATTGCGTTGCATCGGTGAAACGTCCCCTGCGATTTGTTGCGCAGTTGTTTTGATCGTTCACGAAAAAGTGCTTGAGCATATCCATGTAACCAAGATATCCAAGTGCCTCGCTTGACGTTCCCACTTCGATATAATCGTTTGGGGCAGCCGTTGCAGTCGCGAGCATCCGGTATTTGAGTTTCCGCGAAAATACCGTTATCTGTTCCTTTACCTTTCCGTCAAAGTTTTTAAGGATAGAGGATTCATCGCAAACAACCCCTTCGAAGTCTGACGGGTTAAACTTTTCAAGCTGCTCATAATTGGTAATCGTTATACCTTTATGAACCGTCCCGTCACGCGACCTTTTGGCATCGACGCCGAACTTTTCCGCCTCGCGTTGCATCTGCCCGCCTACCGCAAGAGGTGTTAAAAGCAATACGTTACCGTTTGTTTTCTCGACAACGTTTTGAGCAAAAGACAGCTCAATCAAACTTTTCCCAAGTCCGCAATCGGCTGCTACAAGGGATCGTCCTTTCTTTGTCGCCCACTCAATAAGTGCTTTCTGAAAAGGGAACGCCATAGGCGGCATAAATACCGGATCAAACCCGTACTCCCCGCCTATTTGCGCCTTCTGTTCCAAAAACTCCGCATAATCCATCATTACACCCCTGACCAATAAATCCCGCCCCATGCGGAGCGGGTATCCTTATTCCCCCCAGTGCTCGCGGTAATCGTTCCCGCCGCTCTCGCGTTTGATTATCTCGGTGTACAGCAACCGATCCTTTGACAGATCGTGATGCACCCGCGCGTGTTCCTCTTGTTTCTCGGCGACCACAACGGGAAAGCACTTGCCGCAAAGCCTTGACGTGCGCGTATTGATGCGCATCCAGTTACCGGCCTCGATAGGTATGAACACCTCGCGGAAAACCCGGCTGCCAGCGATACCGCCGCACCGCCCGCAATGACAGGGAAGCAATGCCGCTTCGTATTGCTTACCGCTTACCTTGCCCAGAACCTCGATTGGATGCGCCCTGTATTCAAACATACAACCCCCTTACCTGATTACAAGGTCAGTTTACTACGGGTATATATTCCTGTCAAGGGGGTATACATGCTTTTTTTATTGTGCTATGTTTACGCCATGAAAGAGAGCGAATGGAAAGGAACTACCCTGGCACCCTATAACATGAGAAACGAGACCCCCGCGTGGATGTGTATCACGCGCGAGGGATTGGATCAAAAGGAACGACGGGACAAGAAGAACGCGAGATTGGCGCGGCGCAAGAAGAAACCGTTGCAGTTCCTTCTTGCGTTTTGCACCCCATAGGGTATACTCGCGACATATACCCTGGAGGGGTTAGAACGGGAACAGAAAACGGATCAACCGGCGCAAGGGGTTTCTTTTCCGCCGCTTCGCCCGTTCATACGCGAGCCAGCCAGAAAACGAAAACACGTCTTCCATTCCAGACGCAAGATACTTTCTAAACTTACGCATACAGCATCCTTTGGATAATGGTCTCGCCCCTTTCCTTCGCTCTCTTAAACGCATATTCCATCCCTTGACTCATTCCGTAGTCGATATAGAAGATATGCGCGGCGCTCGAATCTGCCCACGCAAGTCCTGCCTCTATGCCAAGCGTTCGCTCGACAGGTATCGTATCGTCAAGTATTCCCTCTTGCGTGTACAAGAGGTGGCTTGCCAGAGGTGCCTCGCCGCGCATAAGGGAATCTTTCACACACGCGCGGGCGTAGGCGATGTTTCGTTTAACGTCCCCGGCGTATGGGGATTCAAGAATAACCTTCTTCATATTTGTCTCCTTTTGCGTACCGGGCGTACATATCCCGGCACAAAATTAAAGTTACACCACCCGGTAGTTGATAATCTTGCGGTTATGGACGGTGTACATATCATCATCCCCGGTAATCTCCGCGAAGCCGTGGTTCCAGCGATTGACCGGCGCGTAGTCGGGTTTCATGTTGCAAAGGCATCCGATCGTCCAGCAGGATTCTACTTTGTCATCCAGGTTCTTTTCGGCGTGTTCGCTGGTCTGGTGATGATGGGCGCAGATCGCGGATTTTTTGGTCTTGAGGTAGAGGCCTCTTGCGGGATTGACCGGCGAGAAAACGCCCCGCCCGACTTCGTGCCCGTGGAGCCCGTAGAGCTTGCCAAACTTCATCATCTGTCGTGACTGGACAATCTCGATTCTGCTTTCCTTCGCGCCGATTGCAGACGCGAGGTCAAGGTTTGGGAGCCCGAACAATTCAGGGCACCGGGTCTTGATAAGGGTATCCAGACGGTCTTCATGGTTGCCGAGCTTGTAGATGATCCGCTGTTTCGGGAAGTCCCGGCGCACCCCGGCGAGGAAGTCTTTCATCATGGCCATTTCGTCCGCGATCCGCATAGCGCGGGGATCTTTGACGAACGAACTTGCCTGATACATATCCGCGAAGTCCCCCAGTAAAACGATGGTTTTAGCCTTCGCCGCGTGGTCAAGGAAGATGTCAACCGCTTCCGGGTCATGGTAGGGGAAGTGTGCATCCGCCCCGATACAAAGGGGGAAAGCCGAGTATTCGATGACGAACGGGTCAAGGGCCTCGATTGCCGTTTCGGGGACGTATTCCCGCCCGATAATAGAAGTCGCCCGCGTTCTGTCAGCATCCCCGCTTGCGCCCCGGTAGTACCTGACCTGACGGTAGGCCGCCGGGATGTCCTTGAATAACCCCGGATTCTCCGATAGACAAATACGCGCTATCTCTCGCGAGGGGCGCGACTTGTACAACTTGACGTACTCTTTAATGATTTCACCGTGAGCCGTTGCTTTTCCTGCCATAAATGCTCCTTTCACACCAGATTATAGGAATATATCTAATCTGTCAACCCTTGACTAATTCCCCGCTATCCGGTATTGTTTCCTTGCAGTCACGCGCGGTCTCCTTTCTGCGCATGGCTTGCCCCTGTTCGTAGCTTTTCGGGCAGGGGCTTTTTATTTTTTTAGGGGTTGACAGGGATATAGAGAGGGTATACACTATGTACATAGGCGCGAGAAGCGCAAAGGATGGTAGAGGATGACTGTTGAGATTAACGTTGGTGATTTCCTGCACGATGACGAAATGAAGCAGATTTGTATCGATTACGTCAAGGAAACCTTGCGGGGGGATGCACACCAGGAAGAACGCATTT